TCACACCTCCCTGTGGCTGATGTGTCTTAATACTGGCTTGGTTAAGTCTAGTAGTAGAGATATCAATGCGCCAAATAGAAATGCAAGAAGTAACAGAGTAAGAGAAGCCACCGAAGTGCTGCTGAGAGTGAGAATCATTGCGACTCCAATGCAGCATCCTGTAGTAATTTCCAATAAGGTTTGCAGCATGATGGAAATGATGCTACGCCCTAGACTAATCATGAGTGCGTGTTCCCACTGTCTTGTGCGTAACAATAATGATGTTGTAGCCGCACCTACTATTATGATAGATCCTACTAATACAGGTCGGAGGAGTTCGAGTAGAAACAGGTTGCGCTTAGAGTGCAGCATGCATTTTTGATACTGAAAATCATTGATAAGTAAGATTTCTGAAGAATTTGCGGAGGAGGCGCTGCCAATTGCAAACATTTCATGAAAGGCCTCTTGCATTGCTGTTAATTGAGAGTTATCAGCCAGTAAGAATGAAAACTCGTCTAAAGATTGCCCGTGAAAACCGTAGTAAGCATATACGTCCCTATATGCTTGCCATGGAACAACTATTGTATGCTCAAGTCCAGCAATGGTACCAGCTACTTCAATGAGAAGAGTCGCCCCACTCGGCATCAGCACTGACAAATGGTCATTACTGACAACCCCGAGTAAATCCTCACTAATGAGACAAGCCGTAGTTGATTCATTAAGAAAGGAAACGTCCCTCCCATTGACAATGCTAACACTGGCATCACGGAGCGGTAGCCATGCATCCATACTGTTTACTGCGGCAAAGACAACGGAATTCCCATTGTCGGATAGATGCACACCATCCATTTGAGTTACAATGCGCACTTCTGACATATATGTGCTCATTCCGTTTGCTTGATCGTAGTAGGAACCCTGCGCATATTGGTAGCTTGCATTAAGATGATTTGTCTGTCCTGTTATGCGATTAGCAAGAACACACCATATTTCGGTTTCTTCAGATAAACGCAGTAGGCTTTCCTGACGTGACTGTAAAGAGCTTTGTAGGTGGTTCATCAATACGGCAAGAGCACTAAAGACAACGATGACTATAAGCGTAGCAAATGGCTTGCGCAATATTCGTTTGAGATACTCAGGCATATTTTCACCCTCCTCTATTTACCTTACTATTAACAAAAGCTAAACAAAGCAGCATTGACGCGTTGGAGATTATCGAGAGAGTAATGAAATGGAAACAAAATGCACTAATGAATTCTGTGATGGGACAATCAACTAAAGCTGTAGCACGACTTGCTGATGAATTCAACGTGCTTAGCGAAAGAACACTAAATCTGCTTAATATACTACGCAACTCGTCACAGCATGCGAAGGAAAGAAGCAGTGCAATAATACATGCAAAGAGACCAGTAAAAAGGATTCCTGTAATATGATATTCATGCACCCAACGACGAGTGGAACCAAGCAGCAGTAATTGTCGTTGCTCAATTCGACACTGAAATGCATACATAAGTGAAACACATACTAGTAACACCAATTCTACTACTAAGCACATATTTCGGAGTTGCTTGCCATCACTGGTCATTTCTATCAAGACTGGACTGATGAGGCTATACCCATTATCACTTACAGTGAACAAAGTTGCTATCCCAAGATTATTGAGGTGTTCCATAAAGGCGCTCTCTTGGCCTTTGTAAAGAGTATATGTCTGTAATACGGAAAGCGCTTTTCCATATGATTCACCGCCAACAGTAAGTGTTTGGTTATTCGCTAATGCTATTGTTGTTTTGGGTGTTGTCCCAACGGGCATAGCTGTTTCTGGAATGAACATGGTAAATGCAGGAAAGAATAATGGGCTGGTACCATCATCAACTGGGCCACTATATATACCAACTATTTCACATTCAACTTCAGCGATTGTACAAGTATCTGGGGCGATGCTCATGGAAAACGAGACGCCGCCGGTTGTTGCATTTGTCGAATACATTGTGTCGTTATAGACAAGCGAAAGAGAGATATGGTCACCAATTTCTAGTGCATTACGTTCAGCAATCTGCTCGCTAATAATACATACTTGCTTACCTTGCTGAGTTTCGAAAGTTGAAAAGTCACGTCCTTCTGTTAGGTAGTACAACCCAGAGTGAAATGGTAAAAGTCCATTAATGCCGTTCACACCCACCCCATATAGTGGAACTGCTGCGCGTAGTTGTGTGACTGTGTGTACAACAGTATCAATTGAAGGACTCTCTGGTGACAGCAATTCCGGGAATTCTTCGTCAAGCAACTGCCAACTATGGGCCCCATTCTTATAGGTTGGCGCAGTTATGAGTGGGTAGGGCCTGAGTGTGCGGCTATACAAAGTATGATAGCTAGTGCTTTCGTCGTATAATAGTTTATTTCCGGCTCCATATTGGTGTACTTCGGAACCATAGGTTCCCCATACAACGTACTGTTCACCTTGAGCAACTAATGGAAGTCCTGTCTGATCCAACCCTGTGTTACAGAGAACAACATTAACTTCTTTGGGCGCTGGATAATCGGGGTGCAATGAAAGAATATCATCGACAGAAGCAGTGAAAGACAAATTGCAGCCTGCAATCAGCTGTGGGGAGTTCGTACATGTGACCAGTAATACACAATATGATTCTTGCACTGTAGACGCATGAGTCACATTTCCATAACGATCGTATTTACTGGGGAGAATGATACTATCGGTAATCGCTCCCATTGCACGACCTTCATTTTTGCTTTGGACAATGATGGAGTTTTGACCAAGTTGACTATATGCCGAGTAATCAATAACGTGACGTTGCGTTGTACCATTATGTACATAGGAAAGAACCCATGAATCATCATATTGTCTATGGGAAAGGTGATATTCTTGATTCGGTGAAGCCAAGACGGAATAGCATGATTCTATGGCCTCAACCTGTTCAGTTGTGATGTAATGTGAAAAAAAGCCACAGAAACCGACAAAGAATGAGCAAGCAAGTAGGATGGTGAGTAGAAGATATGGACGTATGTTGCGAAGAATGCGAAAAAGTCCGAATTTGTAATTCATGGAATATCACCTTTCGTCTGGATAACTACGTATTGAAGCCTGGAAGTACCACGAAAGTGGCTACTTCCTCTTGCCGAGCGTTTGTTCGATTGCAACGATATGTGGGAGTGCTACATGAGCGAGCAAAGCAAGAAGGCGTCCTGAACGTTTGTTTTGTAGTTTTGCGGGATGAAGCTGACACTCAAACCAAGAGACTTGTTTATTTACTCACCAGTGACTGGATGAATACCACCGCATGCTTTGATGTATGAGGAGATAGCAAGGCAATACGAACAGGTCTGGTAATAGATATGCTTAACGTCGCTTATGTGCTCATCATCGTGTACATACCAGGTATGCAGGTCGGTGTATCTCTCCCATTCAACACCACTATATTCACCACACACCTCACATTGTGTTTCGAGTACCATGATTTCATAGTGCTCTTCTCGTGTATATGCAGCATAGTTCTTGAGCAACTGCCCTGTCGGTTTAAATTGGTGCTGACATCCGTAAGCGGCATAGGCTGACGTAGTGATTGAAAGTAGAATGAGGCAAGTAATCATGATTACAGAAATCTTTTTCATTATAGTGATCTCCTTTTGTTAGTCGTTTTGTTTGTATTCGGGGAATTGAAACCAAGGATGAACAGTACTGCTGAGCAGCTTGTCATGCGCCATTATGGCAGAAATAATGACTTCATTATCATCCATATTGGTTTTGTCATTAGGGAGTCATGGGATTCTTATTATACACATAGCTGACGTCAGTGTCAATGCTATAAACACGAGTCAACTCTTGGCCGGTGACCTTCTCGTGCTGCAGGGGGCCAGTATTTAGCGGGTTGCCAATGGTACAGAAAAAGCCACCCGGCTATGCCGGATGGCCAGTAATCGTTTGGATATAAGGTGGACTGGTTGTCCAGCCTGAGCGCCATGCCATCGAGTTTAGTTATGATATCGGCGATGTCCTCAACTACATTGGCGTTGCAATGATGATTCTCTGCTGGCACTTGGCGTTATTTGCACCGAAATATACTACTATGACCGCTGTGAATAGCCCTCTCAAGGTCTTTTTGCATATTATGTGGCATCCACTTTTGTAACTCGGCCCAAGTCTCGGGGCGAAATTGAATGACGATGTTATTTGGGGAAATTTGCGCGAAATCTTTATTGCTAGCAAGTTCGCTTGTGTTAATTGAGAAAAACAAAACCTTACACTCTGGGTTCTCACAAATTGTCCCATAAAATGTAATGTCATCCCACTGTAGGAACGTTTCGTGATGAAATACTCCATATATGTGGAGGCCTTCTATACTACCTTGAAATTTCAGTAACTGCCGTAGTAGTATTTGAGACCTGAATATACCATAATCAATAGCGATAATAATACATAGCGCCATACACCATAAAACAACCACTCCGGGGTCAAACGACTTCACGACAAAATCCCGATACCATTTGACGCACAGAAATACTACCAGACTGTGTGTCAAAACTAAAAAACAGACAATAAATAATGGCGAGATATCTTTACTCACTCGCATAGATTTCCCCCCCAAAACTTAGTTAGCTACCTCTTCTGTTTCTCCTTCGGGTTCCTGTAGAACTGTTTTAGTCCACAATGTGTTCCCAACGGACACCAAAAAACCATATCCTACGTTCTCGACCCATCCTTCAATGTTAACCTTGAACGAGTCGAGCAAGTAGCGGCCCCAAGTACCCACTTTAACCAGTTCGCCATTTATTGGAGCCAAACCGAAGGAAACCATGTTACAGAGACCGCCAACTAATCCGGACGCCACATAGTCCATGGCGTCTGTGTTTTCATCAGCAGTAATAGCCGTTGCTGCTACATTGCCAAGTGCACCTGCTCCAGCAGCAACAGCAAAGGCAGCACCCGTAGCTGTACCACCGCTCGCAGCAATCATCGCAACGCCAATATCCACGCCGGCACCGGATATGGCACCAGATACTGCACCGGCGATCGCACCTTCTGCAATGTCCCCGCCTGTTAGCCAAGCATCAACAGCTCCTGTAACCGCTCCAATTGCTGCGCCAAGTACAGTGAAGAAAAACTTGCCATCACCATCGACCCTGCTAATAGGCTTATTCTCGCAATATGCATACATATTGCTTGAAAACATACCTTGAGCAGTAGAGCTATATTCATCTTCATTAATGAACCTAGAACGGGTTGGCGAATAGTATCGTTTCCGAAGATAATACAGCCCCGTCTCTTCGTCAAAGACGTATCCACGATAGCGGAAAGGCTGCACGGTGCCAAGCGTGGCTGCCAAACTGCCCTCCTTCTTAATGGGCCTGCCCCACGCATCATACACATAGCGTACCACAACGTTCTTGTTGCCGTCAAGCAGGGCAACAATATCACCCTGAAGGTTCTTAACATAACTGTAGGGCGTGCCATTAAGCACTACCACAGCAGGCTTGTTCTGTGCATCATAGAAGAAGTGCAGTTCGTTGATGCCTAGGCTCATGTGCACAATGTTTTTGCCATGCAAAGTGTATTTGGTCACCACACCATTGACGGTTTTCTGAACCCGTAGTCCATTTTCATTATACACAAAGCTGGCATCGGTGTCAACACTATAAATGCGAGCCAATTGCCGGCCATTGACCCATTCGTGCTGCCAAGTGCCATCATTCAGCGGGTTGCCAATCTGATCATAGGTGATGGTTGTGCTGTTCGCCTTGGTGAGCTGATCACGCCAATTCGCATTGGTATACTCAAAGGCCATGCTCTCAGTTTCAACGCCGTTCACGAACTTCTTCTTGCTCAGGATATTACCACCTTGGTCATACTCATACTCCCAGGTAGCGCCTTCATGACCATCCACCACACGAGTCAGCTGACCCAACGCGTCATAGGCATAGGTGGTTTCCACGTTATCCTGCTTCACGCTGATAATGTTGCCATTGTCATCGTACTCGTACTCGAAGGTGCCACCTGTCTGAGCGATCTTCTGCACAAGGCCAGTGGTGCTGGTCTTGTCAGTCGCATCATCCAGTTGAACACCATCCACATAAGTGTAGGTGGTTTCGTTGACAGTACCGCTGCCAGCCTTGACCGTCGCCTTTGCTACACGACCAAGGCCATCGTACTCCAGAGTGCTTTCGCCATTATCGCCGTAGCTCAGGGAGGTAGGACGGTTCTCATCGTCGTAACCGAACTCGGTCACAAATTCTTCGTGATCATTGCCAACCAGCTCGGTCAATTTAGATAGGCGACCAAAGACATCGTCATAGGCGGCCTCGCCAGTGTAGACATGCTCCTGGTTGGTCACGTTACCAGCGTTGTCCTCAGTGAACTTGTGGGTCTTGATGCGATAAGGACGATTGGAACGGTCATACGCGCTTTCGGCGATCTGACTGATCATATTGTTGCGGACATGTGCAACCTGACCGTTGGCGTTGTAGGCGTATTCATAGCGTGGATCTTCTTCGGTATCACACTTCACGCCGATGACACGGTTGAAGTCATCGTACTCGTTCTTGACCACTGTGCCGTTGCCAAACTGCATTTCAGACAGCGTGCCGTAGTGCTCTTGCTCTGTATCGTTCTGATACACATTGGTAGACAGTGTAGTACCGCCAAGCTTAACTTTCGTCTTGCGCCCCAGAGCATCATACTCGAAGGTATAGGAGACATCATTGCCAGTGGCTGCATCGGTATTGTGCTTCACGCCAGTCAGTAGGCCACGAGTCTGGTCGTAGGTATACTCATTGCGGAACTCGCGGGTACCATCCGTCGTCTTGACCTTCACAATGCGACGGAGAGCGTCATGCTCGTAGTCGACGGCCTGCCCCTTGGGATCGCTGACGCGAGTAGTGATGCCCTTGTCGGCATCGACCTCGGTAGTCACCGTCTTGCCGCGTGCGTCCGTCTGCTTGTGAATATAGTTGCCATCGTGCTGGAACTCAGTGGTGCTGCGAGTGATGGCGGTCACATTGCCGACTGCGCCGGAGGTGTCCGAACGAGTGGCGTTGCCGCAGGCATCGTAGGTAAAGTAGCCGTCCGTACCCAGCGGAGAGTGAGACTCCAGCAGCAGATGCTGCTTCTGAGCTTCCTCGGTATCACCATAGGAGAAGGTGCTGCTCTTGGTGTGGCCAGGTGCGGTGTACTGGATCATGTTGTCATGGTCGTCATACTCCGTCTTCTTCACGCCGCCGTACAGCTGGATAGCCTTCTTGCGGTTGCCCTTGGCGTCGTACACATAGTCCGTGCCGAAGGCTTCAGGATACAGGTACAGGCCAGTGAAGTCAGCATGGTTCATCTGGCGGTTCATGTACAGGGAGAAGCGAACCTTGGTGTAGTTGTAGGGAGCAACGATACTGCCGCTTGCGAACTGCCAGCCATCCTCGCCGTAATTGAAGTTGACGCGACCACCCAAATACCAGTTGGTCGTATTAGCGGTAAAGTAGACTGACAGAGAACAGTATACAACGCCAGCCTCATCCATCTTTTTAGCAAAAGACTTGCACCAGCCACCAGCGGTGAAACGGTCACCAGCATTGCCGTAACAGCGGAAATCCTGATTCAGGGTGATGTTACGGTTGTAGCGGCCTTCGACACGCGCAGCCTTGGAGGTGCGCAGGAACTCAGGTGCCATTTTGCCGTCAATATCATCTGCAACGGACAGATCCTGGATGGAGATATAGCTGCTGTCACCATCGCCAATCGCCCAGCCCGTAGGAACGGTACTGCCGGAGGTTTCATGAATGAAATCGCTGTTCTGCAGCATGTTGAAATGGTTGCAGGTCAGACCTTCTTCGAGCTGCATGCAGTCAATCCAGAAGTAGCCGTAAGATGTCATGCCGATGGCTTCACAGTATACGTTTTCGGAAGCGGCTTCGGGCAGGGTGAAGGAAACGGATACACGCTGGAACGGAGCATCGCTTGCATTCTCGGACACCGGTACCACATCAGAGTTGAAGTATTTGGTAGCGCCATTGATCGTGTAAGCAACTCGCACGAATGCCTTGGGAGCGCCAGAACGCATATAGCCAGACAGAGTATAGGGCTTACCGGGAATCAGCGTCGCGGCCTGACGAATGTATGCTTCACTGCCAGTGGGAACCAGAATCTTGTAGGAGACAGGACCCCACTGGGTGTTTGCCTGATCACGGGTAAAGGTACCGGTGCTGCTCTTCTCCCAAACGGAGCTGTTGGCATCCATCATATGATCCAGCAGCATATTTTTGACGGCACGCTGCATACGGGAACGGGTCGTAGCGTGGTTGATGGGAGTGTTGGCGTTGTCGTCGCTCTGATCGTACTCGGTGTAGACGGCGTAGCCCAGGCCATCATCAATGCTGATCTGATTACCATTATCATTGAAATGGTAGCGGAGGGTCTTGCCGGAGATGTTGTCGGTTACCAGCGTCAGGTGATTGCCGTATGAGTAGGTCACCTTGGCGGCATACAGGGCAGCATTCTTGACATCTGCATCAGAGGAGAGAATGGCAGTTTCGCCAGCTTCTGCATAGGTGATGCAATGGGGCAGACCATAGGTCGCGCCGGTATTGCTGTACTCGTAGCGCACGGCCAGACCATCCGCACCCTGCGCCTGGTCAAGCAGCTCATAGCCGTTGCGAGTGGTGTAGTGGTAGGTGCTGATGCGATTGTCCTCATGAGTAATCGTGGTCAGGCAACCATCGGTATACGTAAACCGAGTACAGGCAGTGTCGGTCTGCCAGGGAGTCTTGATAGCGGTACACTTCAGAGAGCCATCCGTCTGGGTGGTATACACGAAGGTGGTGGTGCGCTCCGCGCCGTCCATGACAGAGTCCACGAACAGCTTATTATCAGTACGCGCAGTCACGACGATCTTGCTGTTGATGGCGTCATGAATGGTCTCGATCAGCACCTTGTCAGTGGCCGGGGCATCGGCAGTGGGCGTATCGGTGATCGCAGGGAAGACCATGCGGCCATCGCCCTTGCTGGTAATGGTGATCTTGTCATCATCGCCAACGGTCAGGGTCAGATTCAGGCCGGACATATCGACATACTGGGTGCTGTCATCCTCGTCCACCTCAAACCAATGCTCGGTGCCGTCGCCATCAGTGTACACATAAACGACTTCCTCGTTGATGTACTCCTTATGCAGGGTCTGATGTACAGAGGTACGCCAGCCGTAGCCGAGGCCAAACTCATCCGCATCGGAATTGCAGGAATTGTAGTAATGGGTGATGGACACAGGCATACGGTTACCGTCCATTGCGGTGTCGCCATGAGCGAAGATCAGATTGCCGTTGACAAGGCTGACGGAGCCGAAACCGGCAAGACCGGCAGACTGACTGTCATAGGTCAGATAGCTTTCCAGACCGGCAAGACTGGCATAATTGACAGTGAAGTAGGGTTTCGCACTACCATCGCTGGACTGAATGCGGACGGTGTTGGGACTGTCAGATCGAGGAGTCAGGATGACACCCTTGTTATCGCCCAGATACCACTTACGAGCCAGCGTCGTCACATCCAGCTGCTGCCAGGTATACTTGCTCTTCGGGAACTTACAGTAATCCTGATAGAGGGGATTCACTTCGGGCTGAGTGGCAAAAGTCAGCGTGGCGGCATCCCAGTCGCCCAGAACCTCGCTGCACATCAGGGGAGTTTCAGCAGTGGGGGCACTGTAATTCTTGAGGTTCAGGAATGCGCCGGTGATGAAGTGGTTAGCTTCAATCTTGGGAAGATCTGCAACGCGCATGTAGCCGTAACGCTTGCCATAGGTGGAGTTGTTGCAGATCCACACCTGATCGGCGGTGTTGTAGAGCGTGGAAGAACCTTCTTTGACATAGGTGTCCACAATACCAGTTTCGCCGCGCACAGATTCGATGGCTGGGTCAAGCACCACAGGGAAAGCGGCACTTTCGATGAAGGTTGCATCCGGAATGTAGGTCATGGCATAGATGCCACCCTCGTAAGTTTCCAGCTGCACAGCGACCTCGCCGCGCTGTTCGTCAGCGTCCAGCATGAAAGGTGCCTGCAGACGGAATACAACTTCGCCCTGCTCATCCTTAACGATCAGCATGTTCTGTTCATTCAGTTCCATCTGACGACCTTCGCTCTCCAGCAGAAAGGTAATGGGACGGACTCTTTCCTTTTCAGCAAAGACCAGTTCATCCTTGAAGCCGCGATCCAGCTTGCAGCGGAGGTCAACGCCGGCAAAGATGCCATTATAAGTGACTTCACCATGCAGGTGATCCAGTACCTTTTCGCGCATGCCGCGAACATTCTGGACAGGAGTGTCATTGATGTCATCTGCTTCGGGCAGGATGGACAGGGCGTCCTTGATGCCCCAGGCCAGATGACGACCTTCTGCGTCGGTCAGGTTAATGAAGGGGACTTCGCCGGACATGGCACAGGCCACGTCCATAGAACCGGTCTTGCATTCCAGCAGAACGTCACCGCGGGCTACGGCAGGCATGATGCCCTGCTGCCAGGCAGCCTTAGCCGCCTTCATGCGGGGAGTGGCGGAGAAACGGTTGTCCATTTCATCCCACTCGCGGGTCTTTTCGTTGAAACGGTGCACCGGATCGGTGTAGGTTACCGCCTGAAAGCGGTTCGCACCCAGGGCGAACACCTTGCCAAACCGGGTACGCTTGGACTTGATTTCCGTGCCCTGGAGCTGATCAAACTGCTCACGGGACATATTGGAACGGAAACGATTGTGCTTTTTGCTCATCTTGATTTCCTTTCTATTGTTGGGGGCGTAAGTTACTGGGAATCGGGACATTCGTCATTCTGTGGCACATTTTCGCTTGCAGGCAGAGCTGCATCCTGCTGTGGAGTCTCACTGTTGACCGTTTTCTCTGCCTGAGTCCGACCTGCAACCGGCGTGATCGTCAGTGCGGTGACCTCGGTCATGGGGCCCGTGCTGGACTGGCGCTGACTGAGATGACCGCGCACAAACACATCCATGCCGACCTGCAGATGGCTGGATGCCCATACCGCCAGATTGCGCCATGCATTCACGGTGTAGTTTTCAAACTTCACCTGCTGCTGGGCAGTCTTGTGGGATACACGCAGCTGATATGCCAGATGCTTGGGCTGGCTGGCAGGGGCGGTGGGTTCATACACGGATACCAGCTTGCCGCGAAGATAGACTTCGTTCATGGGATTTCCTCCTTTCTGTGTAGATTTGTGCTTTGGAGTACCCTAATGAAGTGAATGATGTGGGCATTGACGAGCACATGTCAGAGACGGAAAAGATGGAAAAGGTATTGGACTATTGTGTCAAGAAAGGCTATGTATTGCCGGAACTATTGACGCAATTCGAGGTATGAATCACAGTGCACATAGGCAGCGGGCTAATGCGGCCTGCTGCCTTTGTTATAATTGCAAAACGAAAAACTTGTCGTATTCACATTTCCTTCTGTATCATTTAGAATATAAATGTACGAAGGGAGGATGTGATATGCCCAAGGATCGCGAAAATGAGCTGGTGCAGTTTATCCTGCAATATATGCTGGAGCATCAGTTTGAGAATAAATCGGATATGGCTCGCCAGTTGTCTATGGAAAGCCGTACGGTTCAGAGAACATTTGAACGGCTGAATGCAGGGACTGCAAAAGGCAGTGCGATTATCCTTAACCGAGTACTGCTGTTCTGTGCAGAAAGGAGCGTATCTATGGATAATCTGTTTCAAGAGTTTAACAGCCTGCATGAACCTCCGCCGGTGGATAATGTCGTGAATGAGGATACAGATCATCCGATCTATATCAAAATATGCTTGCATAAGCCAGCAGGACTCACAACAGATGGCGAGCGTATGTATCGTTACATAGGCGAATTTCTTCAAAAGGCATCCAGTTTCCTCTGTTCGCAGTGCAGCCATTGGCGATCACCGGAGTATGATAGTATCTTTTTCTCAAGCGAATGTCCGATCTATCAAATGGCTTGTACGATGATTGAATCTCTGAATGAGAATCACACGGAAGGTGGGCGGCTGGAGAATGTATAAAATGTATCAATGTTCCCAATGCAAAGGGAAGGAATTCTACATAACGATTGTCAGCACTGATAAGCTGGCAGTGCGTTGTAGGCGCTGCAAGAAATCCACCGAAGCAAGGGTAACACTATCAGGACAACGGTATAAGCGTTGCGTGGAAGTAGGCATGGGCACGAGCGAGAGGCGCGACTCTCTTGCCAGGACTGCTCAGGAAACTGATTCACATGAATAAGTTTACGGGATGCATCCCGGTAAAGTCTCCTTCCTTGATCAAAACGCATTCTGCAACCACTACCGAGCAACGGATGCCGATGCAGAGGCATGCCAAATCGCCGGAATGACTGCTCTCACTCAGAGTGTCATTCCGGCGAATTATCTTTTTCAAAATTTTCTAATTCGGACACAGGATGTCCGGTTTAGCTGCTATGATAGATACAGCCCGTAAGGAGACTTGGAAAGGAGGGATGTTGATGAACCAATACGAACGGCGGCAACAGATCTATAACGCACTGTGCATCAGGCGTTATGACACGATTGCAAAACTTGCTGCGGAGTTCAATGTCAATGAAAAGACAATCCGCAGAGATATCGTATGGCTCACACTTTCCTTCCCGGTAGAGGCTTCTCCTGGGCGCTACGGAGGCGTGAGAATCGCAGAGTGGTTTCACCCTGCAACGAGTTATCTTTGTCCACGTCAGCTGTCAGTTCTTCAGAAACTCAAATTGACTTGCGGTGGAGATGATCTGATTGCGGTGAATAGCATTATTACGCAATTTTCACCCAAAGTAGGGCAGCTATGATACACGGGATTTCTGTTCTGTGTGTGGTAGTTGCTGAGTAATTCTATATGCACCTTGACAAGTGAATAGCGTGTTCAGGACGTTCCCATGTGGAGAAGCGGCTTATGGAGCGGCGCGATGATGGCATAGCTGGAGCGATCAACGTGATCCATAGACCCTGATGTGGCAATCAGGGCGCGATGAGGATACATGGGTATAATGATACTTTCTCACGACCCCGCAAAGACTGACGGGGAGTTCCTGTGGCATACGCCAGTCCGGGGTGGACAGCGGTGCATATGGGGCTATGATGCGGTGCCAACCGCAGCCTGATACACGCATTGTTTTCATCAATGAATGGAAGGAGTGTTCCACATGGCATTTGCTATATCCTTTGCTTTCCAGGATGAGTACAAGAAAGCGATTCAACTGCTTGCAGAGGCTTCCCGCATGGCAACAGAATCCAGGAGTCACCTTGCAGGGGCTTCGGATAGCAGAAAGGTAGGATGAACATGGCGAGAAAGAGCAGAAAGAACTTGTCACCTGTGGTCAATGAGGAATACTCATTTGCTGGCTGGCGCGCTGCTGTTTATGTCCGTTTATCTGTTGAGGATACCCGAACCCGTACTGATTCCATTGAAACGCAGCAGATGATTATTCATGAGTTCCTTGAGGATCATCGGGATATTCAGGTGATCGACACCTACATTGACAATGGTACGACCGGGACGAACTTTCAGCGTCCTGCATTTCAGAAGATGCTGGATGATATTGAAAGCGGCAAACTGAACTGTGTGATCGTGAAAGATTTGTCGCGGCTCGGCAGGAACTCCATTGATACCGGGTACTACATTGAACGCTACTTTCCCGGCAAGAAGGTTCGCTTCATTGCTGTCAATGAGGACTATGACACTGAGCAGGAACATAGTGAGCAGGACGCTCTGATGATCCCGCTGCGCAATATGATCAACGAAGCCTATTCCGTTGATATTGGTAAGAAGATCAAAGCGCAGCAGCGGCAAGCCATGAAGGAGGGCAAGTTTGTCGGAGCCCGTGCGCCGTATGGCTATCGGAAGTCACTTGATGATTGTCATCAGCTGATCGTTGATCCGGTGGCCTCCAAGGTGGTTCAACAGATGTTTCAGTGGGCAGCAGAAGGCGCTGGTATTAACACTATTGTTATGAAGCTGAATGACGCCGGTTACTTGCCGCCAAGCCTATATAAAGAATCCATCAATGAGTTCCCAGACAAGGTGCAGCATTATCGCCTGAGCGCCGGTCATTGGTCAAGCTGGTCGGTACGCAGAATCCTGTTCAATCAGGTTTATGTAGGTGATCTGGTTCAGGGCAAGAGTAAAATCATCGACCATCAGCAGGTTAGGGCTGATGAAGATGAGTACACCATTGTACAGAACACGCATGAGGCAATCATCAGCCGGGAGCTGTTTGAGCAGGTACAGCGCCTGATTACACAAGCGGGGCAAAAAGCCGTTGCTGCAAGGAAGAAGTCCTTTTCTCCTAATCCTCTGAAGGGACTGATGTTCTGCGGACACTGCGGCAGAAGCCTACACCGTGGCGACAATGAGCGTAAGAAGAGTGATAATGTATATGTATGGGCATGCCTGACACGCTATCGATATGACCGCAACGGCTGTCCAGGAGTTCATATCTATGAACATAAGCTTATCGCAGCTTTGACCGAACTGCTCCAGAATGAGCTGGATACCGTGCTGGGGAGCCTCGAGCTGGCTTCGGATCAAACTGATGAGGAGCAGAGAAAGGTCGAAGCTATCCGACATGAGATCAGTGCCTGCCGGAATGAGATTCAGCGGCTGCACGATCTCAAACGAGGGCTGTATGAGAATCTTCTGTCCGGGGTGTTGACGCATGAAGAGTACCAGTTCATGCGAACCAGGTACGACGGACAGGTCGAGCAGCAGAACAGTGCTATGAATACTCTTGAAGCGTCGCTGAAGCTGCTGCATCAGCATGACCGGCTCCGTTCCAGGCTGAAGGATGATGCGCAGTTCCTTCGGAACCGTCCGGAACTGGCTGTTGAGATCATCAATCGCCTGATCAAGCGAATCGAGATCACCCATGATCGCCACATCACGGTGTACTACAACTTCACGGATGAAGTGAGGGCGTGGATGGGGGCGCATAGTGAATGAAACGATATGTGATTGCCAAGTACATCCGGCTATCCCTTGAGGATACCAAGTATGATAGCCTGAGCATTGAGAATCAGCGGTTGGCGATCGATACGCATATCGCTGGAATGCCGGAATCAGACTGCGCGGAGATTCTTGAGTTTGTCGATAATGGCTACTCCGGCACTAATTTTGAGCGCCCGGAAGTGCAGCGCCTGATTGAGTTGGTACGAAGCAATCGTGTTGACTGCATCATTGTGAAGGACTTCTCCCGATTCGGTCGTAACAGCATCGAAACCGGCTACTTCATTGAGAGAGTTTTCCCTTTGTTCCATACTCGCTTCATTGCCATAGGTGATGGCTTCGATACGGACGAACACAGAGGCGATACGGGCGGACTTGAGGTAGCTTTCAAGTATCTGATCAACGAGCAGTACAGCCGCGATATGTCTATCAAGTGTAAGAGTGCGAAGTACGCAAAAATGCGTCGGGGAGAGTATCAGTCCAAGGAGTGCATCTTTGGTTATCGCAAAGGTGCAGACGGCAAATTGGAACCCGATCCGGATCAGGCTCCTGTGGTACGACTGATTTTCCAGCTTGCGGCATCGGGCATGGGTTTCACTGAGATTGCAGCCGAGCTGACCAGGCGGAAGATACCAACACCCGGCGAGGTTAAAGCAGCCAAAGGAAACGGTACATACGATGTGTCGCGTTGCAATGGCCGCTGGAACACAAGTACTGTCATCAGGATTCTTGATGATGAGCGATTCCTAGGACACTATGTTCAAGGCGTTCATACTGTGACGGAGATTGGTGGGCATAGACATAGGAAAAAGGCAAAAAACAAATGGTTCTTTGTGCCTGATCACCATGAGCCGATTGTGGATCAGGAGCTGTTCGATAAAGCTCATGAGGGACAAAGGCGATTCAAGCAAGCGAATAAAAAAGCCCGCAATACGCCTTTGTGTGGGAAGGTGATCTGCGGATGCTGCAAGCATGCACTTTCATTTTATCCTAAAAAGAATCCTGTGTATGTTTGCCGTGTTTCCCGCATGGATGATACCTTACTCTGCAACGGCTTTCAAATACCGGTAGCTGACGTCCTCAACGCGGTATTCACTTCTGTGCAACAGCAGCTGTTGGTGGCGGGACCGCCTTCATCTGATGGGACACCATGTTTATCGCTTGATGATATTCGCCAGCCACAGTATGAAGACCAGGTTGCGGCTGTTATGGATTTAAAGAGACAGCTGTATGAAGAGTACGTTGCCGGAGTTATTGATGCTGGGGCCTTTCAGAAGAACAAGGCTTCACTTGATGAGACTCTTGGAAAAATAAAGAGTACCTTTGCAGCAATGAAGGCAAAGGTTGAAGAGAAGCAGACAATTCAAGACAGGCATCAACAGAGGCAACGGCTGCTCGATGATCTTCAGACTGAAGGTACATTGTCCAATGAACTGGCAGAGCAGATCATTGATTACATCACGGTCTATCCAGATAAGCAAATCGTGATTGTGTATAAGATATCCGACTTGCTTTAAATAATGAGTCTGCCTATAGCTAGATGCATTTTAGAACGACTTTCAGTACATGAACGAAAAAGAACTTCTACAAGCGTTGATAAGCATGTCAACGCTTGTGTTTTTTCAACGCATCACTTGCGTTTTCGGTCATTTCGGGGTATACTATGATTGTTGTTGCTATAGTAACTAACGATATGATGCCTTGGTACTGGTGCATCAAGTGGAACAACGCTAATTGTCAGGTAAAGGAGGTGGGATAGAACATGGCGAAAATGAAGATTGTAAAACTGCAACGCGATTTGCAGGGCTGTTCATTTGATTGTGGTAATCCGAGTATCAACGCATTGGTTAAGGAGTCGTTCTATCCCACATTACTTCAACACCTCTATGCTTTTGAGGTGTTGGTAGATGACGTAACTGTTGGCTATTATATGATAGGCTTTCGTCGGTTGTCTCTTGCCCACTGCCCGGATGAAGTTTCAGACTATACATCCAATATGAGTGATTTGTGCTATTCCTTGCATTTGAAGTATATTGCAGTTGATAAGAACTTTCAGCATTGTGGAATCGGTCGAAGAACTCTCCAGCTGCTCCTGCGCAAGGTTGTGATCATGTGCAACGATTGGCCTATTCGCTTGATTACATTACATGCGTTGAAGGAAAAGATTCAATGGTATCAGAGCATTGGCTTTTCGGTATTTTGCGAAGAAGACCTCAATAATGAACAGCCAGATGTTGAGATGTATATGGATCTTCTCTTGAATAAAGAAGCAGTTATGGAGTATTGCTCCTGAAAGCGAGAGCATAATATCTGCTGAAGAGATTAAGGAGGTGCTAGAATGGCTTTGGAAATTGCAGGTGAACTTCATTTGGATATTGAGGAAACCAGACGGTTACGTCACCAAATGATGCATCCGAATCAAGACGTGTTGAATCGTCGGGATGCTTTTCTGGCAGAACTGGACAACTTTGATATCTTGTTCACTGACGGAGAAATTGAGGTTGACTGCCCTGACTTGTGCTTGCCGATGCTTGATATGGAAATTTATGATGTCGATCAGTCAATTACACCGATCACGGAATCGGAATCGGTTCATATTTTTCATGATCAGGAAATTCCGCAAGCAGTCATTGATGAGCTGTTTGCTATGAGTAATGCTGCTGTAAAAGCAGTTTTTTCTCAACCGAAGATGCATACATTCAATTCAGATGATTCTTGTATGTCTGATGCAGCATGATGAGGAGGAGCGAGAATGAATCAAAGTGCATTTCAGTTTTCTAACCCCATTTTGACTGACGTCAGTATGTCATTGAATCGTAGATTTAGGGGATCTGGCGATATCGAAATCCCTGCCGAATTCAGAATCAAGATCAGGAAGAAAAAAGAGGAAAGGGAAGCTATTGTTGAGCTAACGGTTGAATTGGGTGCTGATGACAACACAATGCCTTTCCATATTTCTATTTCTGAAGGTTCAAAGTTTATGTGGTGCGAGGCTGCTGATGATAAAGCTCCGCAACTGCTTAAGCATAATGCACCAGCCCTTCTCTTGGGATACATTCGTCCGATAGTAGCTACGCTCACAGCAGCTTCGCCTTACGATACATACAACATCCCGTTTGTTGATTTTACCAAAGATGACGAAACGCTTGATTTTGTCGAAGTCTGATTACAGGAACTGCTACATGAGTGGCAGTTCTTTTCTATTGTAGACGAACACAATTTATGCCCATAAACTAAAAGTAGCGCTTCCTTTCTTTATCTTTATATGGTATCCTAAATACGTGAAGAACACATCTACAGTGAATCAAAGGAGTAACAATATGTATTTGCATTACATCGAACTTCAGAATTTTCGTAGCTTTGGTGAAATGAGCCGAGTATACTTTAGAAAAGGCCTGAACGTGCTTGTTGGCGAGAATGATTCTGGGAAATCGGCCATTATTGATGCAATTCGAATTGTTATGGGTACTACAGATCAAAGCTGGTATCATATTGATTTGTCCGATTTTCATAATGAGGATCGACAGTGCGAAATAAAGATAAATCTGAAATTTGTTGATTTGACATTGGAAGAACAAGCAGCGTTTTTGGAGTGCCTTTCTTACGAAAATGTGGATAACAAGAATGTTCCGTGTCTTTATCTGCATTGGGTATGCAGGTATCTACTCAATTTTGTTCCGCCAAGAGCCATGACTAATCTAACAACCGGCGTTATGGGTGATGGCCCCGTTCTGCCAGCAGCTGCAAAAGAATTCCTCCGCGTCACATATTTACGTCCGCTTCGGGATGCATACAGCAACATGCAAGCAGGGCGTAATTCTCGGCTGTCTCAAATTGTTCAAAGCATTCCTGAACTAAATGCGGGTGAGAGCGTTTATGTAGAAGGTATGGATCTGAAACAACTTTCATTGACAGGAATTGCAGACTTATCAAACAAGCTTCTTGCAGAGCATCCGAAGCTGCAAAAAGCAAATCAAGATATAAGTGATATAGTTACATCCAAGATGCTTTTGAAGGGCGATCATGTTGATACACAATTTGCAGTAGCAGGAACGAACGCAGCCGAGAATAAGAAACTTATCGCTCTCTTGGAGAAGCTTGATCTCTCGGCAAAAGCGAATAATGGCTCTGGTAAAGTTGGGTTGGGAACAAGCAATGTGCTGAGCATGGCATGCGAGCTGTTACTAAACCGGCAAGCTGGAAGCTCGTTCTTGCTGATTGAAGAGCCGGAAGCTCATGTGCATGCTCAGCGGCAATTACGCCTAATGCAGTCTTTGCAGGCAGAAGCTAATTCAAAAGAGCGAAGTCAACAAATAATTGTTACCACTCATTCGCCAATTCTTGCTTCTGTTATCAATCTCGAAAACATAACGATTGTAAAAGATGCAAAAGCTTATTCCTTGCAGAGCAAGGATACACTGCTGAATGCATCTGATTATAGGTTTCTTGAGAGATTCCTTGATGCAACAAAAGCCAATATGTTCTTTGCTAAGGCGGTAATTATGGTTGAGGGACCTTCCGAAGAGCTGCTTCTACCGACAATAGCTAGAATCCTGGATAAGGATTTGACAGAATGCGGTGTGTCAATTGTTAATGTGAGAGGTACTGGCTTACAACGGTATGCGAAGATTTTTCAGCGTGCCAATTCTGACGAGCAATTGATGATCAAGGTTGCATGCATCACAGATCGGGATGTTATGCCAGACTGCGCTCCAGCTATTTGCATTAATGCGGAGTATTCTGATCCAGTTGCATGGCCAGCCAACCGTAAGTGGAAGACGGAATCTGATTACCCCCAATTAAAGGATAAAGAAAAGCATCTCTTCGAGATATGTAATCGTGCGGATGGTCAGTATGTGAAGACATTCGTTGCTGATCACTGGACTTTTGAATACGATTTAGCATATGCGGGACTATGGGATGAGATAATCGAAGCGATAGTGCGAGTGAACTACATCGAAAGCACTAGAAAGAGTAAGATGAGCGCTATTGCGGCTAAACTATCAGAGTTCAGTTCGCTCGAACAGAAAGCGTCCTATTTGTATTCGTACTTTTCAAAAGATATTGTCTCAAAAGCTGAGGTTGCTCAGCAACTTGCAGATATCTTGGAACGAAAATATGCAGAGGCAAAGGATGATTTGCTTGCTAAACTGCCAGCATACATTCTTGGTGCAATCAACTATGTAACACAATGAGGGATGAAAAATGGCTATTCCGACTCTTCAGAGCATTGAGATAAACGACCAGGATATTGACGATATTGAGAAACTACTGGGCAATGTAGAGTTTGATCGGCCTCGTAGGGATATCATTAAAGATCTGAGTAGTTTTGATGTTCAAGCTTTTCCGGGAAGCGGAAAGACCACAGTGCTAATTGCGAAACTTGCGATATTGGCCAAGAAATGGCCTTTCACACACAAGGGAATATGTGTGTTATCCCACACAAATGTTGCTCGAGAAGAGATAGAATATCGTCTGGGACAAACAGAATTGGGCAAGAAGCTATTGTCATAGCATTACCCATATCATCAGTAAAGGATGAAGAAATAGTGTTGCTTCAAGAACATGGATGGAATGTGGTTAAGCTCTGAATTAGGTGATTTGATACCGTAGAATGAAAGCAAATGCTGACAATTTCTTTGATTGTGTTTTGTCTTTAGCTTGACATAAGGGTGCCGTAGATCATGGAAGCGGCGCTCTGGCAGCCCCATATCCGTGACGATTCTCTTGTATCGGTGCTCTATTGTCGCATGGGGGATGCAGCTGCCGGATTCATCAGTGAATACCAGATCAAGCGTATTGCTCCACAGCGCACCGGCACGGAGGCGATTCTTTTTCTGTTCGTACTGTACCATCTTCAGCAGATCAATGACACTCTGAGGCGCTTTGAATGTCCGGGCCTTATCATTCTTTGTCGGCCCCAGACGGCGTTCTGTATCCTTCCCACGCTTCAGGAGCAGCTGCGCGTCTACCTTGATCGTTCCCTTCTTCAGGTCAACGCGAGACCATCTCAGGCCCAGTAGCTCAGACAAGCGCATGCCCGTATTGATGGCGATGTACAGCAGAGCCTCAGACGGTGTATCCTTAATGCGCTGCAGGAAGTCGGTGATCTGGTCGCCCTCCAGAGGGTGAATCTCTTCCCGCTTGACCTGCGGCAGGATTGTACCGCTTGCCGGATTGCTTGCAATGTACTTGATTCTGAAAGCCTCTGCAAGGGCCTTGCACAGTATCCCGTGAATATTCTTGATCGTCTTGGGGGATAAGCTCTTGCCCTTTGCATTACGCCTTGCAAGCCGGTTTATGAAGGTCTGGCAATCATGCGGCTGCAGCTCACACAACCGGACAGCGCCCAGCGCAGGCTTGATGTGCAGGCGCACATTATCGCTGTAATTCTTCAGCGTTCCCGGCTTGATTGCTCCTGTGTATTCCTTCAGCCAAATATCCAGCCATTCTCCCAGCATCATTCTTTTCGGCTCCGTGTATGTCCCAGCGTCCAGCGCTGCAGTGACTTCACGGAGCTTTTTTGCTGCTTCAGCTGAGGTTTTGCCATATACAGACTTGCGGATCAGCTTCCCTGTGCCTGGATCACGTCCAGCACAGTATTTGCATTCCCAGCGACCATCTGCACGGAGCCGGGGCTGTGTTCCGCTGCCGTTGGCAGCCCTTCCTCTTGCCATTGATAACCCTCCAGATTCCCCCTATAGGGAATGAGATATCGTCAAGACGTTTCAGACATTTATGACGATTATGACGTTACAGACGTTTAGACATTAGCCCTTGCAATACTTCTGGTTCCCTGCGTAATCGCGTGCGGCTTCAAGAACCTTGCGCTTTCCACCAATATTTAGTTGATTATCGAAATAGTCCAGCAGCTCTTCTCGCATAGCCGGCACATCATCATCCACATAAACATGGGCAGGATCATTGGCAGGCGGATTGTAGAAACTCGTCGGAATCCCATCTCCCAAATCTACAGGGATCAGTTGCCCAGCCCCCATAAGCTCAGCCTCTGAAACCTGAAGAACAGTTGCGAGTGCTGTGATGTAAGGCTTTGATATCTGAGAACGCTTCCCCCCTTCGTAATTGCTTATTACACTTCTGGACACTCCGATTTTTCGTGCCAATTCAGATTGTGACAGGTTACGTTCTTCACGGATTCTTTTCAGGTTATCACCAAATTGCATTCATATCACCTCGGGAGAATTATAGCACGGTCTCACATGTGTTGTCAATGGGGACAAGTCAACGAAATTTGTTGTTGACAAGGACAAATGCAGATGTTATAATGTCCTCAATGAGGACAGAAAGGAGTGGTGCCATGAGTAAGTTTACCCTGACTCGCAAGGAAGCTGCCGAATTTTGTAGCGTGAGTCTTCCTACTCTTGACAGTTACCTGCGCCGTAGGGACAACCCTTTGCCCAGCATTCGAGCCGGGCGCAAGTGGATCATCCCCGTCGAGGGACTGCGCCAGTGGTTGCTGGATGAAGCTGCCAGGCAGGCGGGAGCCTGATATGGGACTCCTGTTCGACCTGATCCGGCAGCAGGTGACTGCACGCCAGGTTGCGGATCAGTACGGCTTGAGCGTCAACCGGTACGGGAAAGCCCTTTGTCCCTGGCATAGTGACCGGAACCCGTCTCTGAGCTTTGACAAGCGGACTGGGCGCTGCAAATGCTTCGCCTGTAACTGTGGAGGCAGCGCCATTGACCTGGCTGCCATTCTCTTGAACATGACAGCTCTGGAAGCGGCAAAGCAGATCAATGCAGATTTTCAGCTGGGCTGCGATGACGTGCAGGACAAGCATAGACCTATTCGACCTAAAGGGGTGCAGTCCCCTGATCTGCAAAGGAGGGAACAGGAAGAAGACGCGAAGCGTTACAGCGAATGCTGCGCAAAGCTGCACCAGCTGAGGCAGCAGCTTGCTCAGTATACCCCCGAGAGTGCAGAAGCCTCTCCAGAGTTTACCCGCTGTCTGCAAGAGCTTGCAGACATACAGGTGGAACTTGAAAACATGTCACAAGGAAAGGAGCGTTGAAATAATGGACGTAACACAACCGAACGTCCAGCACGCACAACTGGAAACCATCACTGCAGCTGATCTGCAAAAGGCGGATATCCAACCGCTGCGCTATATCGTGGAGGGTATTCTCCCTGAAGGATTATCCATCCTCGTTGCACCGCCCAAATTCGGCAAGAGCTGGATGAGCCTTGATCTGTGCTTATCCGTCGCAGCCGGCAAGCCATTTCTGGGATACCCCACGCATTCAGGAGACTGTCTGTATCTGGCCCTTGAAGATTCCTTCAGGCGTTTGCAGAATCGTCAGGAGCGCTTGTTACAGGGCGCTACAGCACCGGCAAATTGTTCCTTTGCAATCGCTGCCGGTACGCTTGACGGCTCTCTTGCAGGGCAGATCGACACCTTCATGCAAGCCTATCCCGGTACAGCCCTGATCGTCATTGACGTGCTGGCCCGTGTCAGATCGCAAACCACCACAAGCAGGACAGATGCTTACCGGCTGGATTACAGCGACATGACTGTATTAAAGCAGCTGGCCGATAAGCACCATATCTGCATAATGGTTGTGCATCATACCCGCAAGATGCGAGATGATTCCGATGTGTTCAACGATGTATCCGGCAGCACCGGTATCACCGGCGCGGCTGACACAGCATTTGTCCTTTGCAAAGATAAGCGTGCAGACACCAGAGGTACGCTACATATCATCGGACGTGATGTAGAAGCACAAGAATGCATTGTCGAAATGGACTATAACTGTCACTGGCAGCGCATTGGCTCCACCGATGAAGTACATGCACAGCAGACAATGCTGGAATTCAAAGCGAACCCGCTTGTGCAGCTGATCCAGCACATGGTTGCGCAAGCAGACGAACCTGAGCTGAGGATCACGGCAACTGGACTGCTGGATGCGCTGATGAAGCAACCCGGGAATCATGGCGGCTTTGATTCTTCAAAGAAGGTAGGTCGCTTCCTTGCCTCTGCCGACACTCAGCGCTGGTTCCGTGAAATCGGCATTGAGTACAGCAATGAAAAGACACAGTTTTCACGCTGGCTGGTATTCAGGAGGTTGATAGAGTGAAGAACAAACATCCCTATTACAAAACCTGTCCCGAATGTGGTGCGCACCTTGATCCCGGCGAATGCTGTGATTGCATCGCCGGTGCGTCCCCTGTAGAGACCACACAGCAGCTCAACCGTTACTCTGATGCAAATGCTACAATTCATACCCACTCGAAGGAGGTTAAACTGTGAGCAAGATTGACATTTCTGCCGAATTCTCTATTATGGCATCCAAGCTCAATGCCCTGGAAGATATCATCTCTGATGTGTGCGCACACGAACGTGAAAAGGCAGGGCACGTTGCCCTGATCCGTTCTGCGCTCACCATGATGGCCGTCGAAGCTGAACACTATGCCCGACTTCTTGAACAGTTGCCGCTGATCCCCGTGGAGGATGACAAATGAGCATCAATATCAAGGTGTCATATGAACGCGAGGAGGAGCTGCAGGCAATTACAGACCGTCTGCAAGACCTGGATTTGACGCTGGAGACAGCTCCTCAGACTGGCCAATGGAAACGGGCGTATCTGAAGCAGAAGCCCGTCAGACGGCCTGTAAACCCTGTAAAACAGAATACCTGATTCCCCAGCGTATAACAACGATGGAAGCCGGACGGCGCGGAGATGTGTTGAAAAAACTCATAGCTGCGCCGTCTGTTTTCATAATTCGCCGTCCCTTCTGGGCGCTAAACAGGAGGTAATAACACACGGAGGTATCCTATGTTTGACCTGCTGAGCATCAAAAAAAGTCTGCTTTTCATCGAGCACAGAGAGGCTGTTGCACTCTATAACGAGGCACAAGCTGCCGGCTATTCCCCGGTAATGATTGCCGCCTTGGCCTACAAGCACGGCCTCACTACTGGCAAGAGGGGCGAAAAGGCAAACCTGAAGAAGGTTTACAAAGAGCTGGCTGCTGCCCGTGAGCGCATCGCTGTGCTCGAAAGCAGCGAGAGCTGGCACAAGCAGATTCATGATCTTGTCAGCAACCCTACCCCGGATCGGGAGATACCCGAGTTGACTGCTGCCCCTGATCCCACCGACAACAAGCCTACTCCCGGCGATGAACAGGAGGACGTGAACAATGAGTAATAACCCTGATCGCACATTTACGCAGGATGAAGTGAATTCGATTCTGTCTGAGCGCCTGAAGCAGGAGCGCACGAAGTTTCTGCGGGAGGTCAATGAGCGCGAAGCAGCTCTGACCCGGCGTGAAGCCCTCCTGACTGCAAAAGAAGACTGGACAAAGCGCGGCTTGCCCGCTGATCTGCTTGACAGTCTGGACATGAGCAAAGAGGGCGTGCTGGATACTGCCGCAGCCATTATCGAAGGCATTCGCAATCCTGCAGGACGCACCATGAGCGCGAAAGGAGGCTTTGCCGGAACTCCGGATATAGATATCGAAACCGACGATTCTGACGATGCCCTCCGTGCCGCCATGGGCCTTGAGAAAGGATAAAAAAATGGCAATTGAACTGGTAACGAAGTTTCTCCCGCTGGTAGACGAAGTGTTTGCGAGCGAAAGTAAGACCGCGCTGCTGACGAATAAGAATTTCGATTTCGACGGCGCCCACACGGTCAAGATCTGGAAGATCGGCACGGCCGAGATGAACGACTACGGCCGCACCGGTGCGGAAGAAGGCAACTGGAGCCGCTACGGCAAGGTGCTTGATCTGGATGCCACTACCGAAACGATGACGCTGCGCAAGGATCGTTCCTTCACCTACGTCATTGACCGCCTGGACGAGGACGAAAGCGGACTGGAGGCTGCAAAGGCTCTCTCCCGTCAGCTGCGTCAGGTTGTCATTCCTGAAGTGGATCTGTACACGATTTCTGAAATGGCTGCCAATGCTGGCCACAAGCCCGATGCAGCTGCGCTGACTGCCGATAACATCTATGATGAGATCATCAAGGGCAGCAATGCGCTGGATAAGTCCGAAGCGCCCGAAAAAGATCGTTCTCTGGTTGTAACCCCTGATACCTATCTGCTGCTGAAGCGGTGCAAAGATATCGCAATGGAAACCGATATCGGCAATGAAATGCGCCTAAAGGGTATCATTGCTATGGTCGATGGTATGCCGGTGATCCGTGTACCTGCCGCACGTGTTCCGGCTGGCTTTGGTTTCATGATCGCCCATCCCATCGCAACTGTGGGCGTTGAAAAGCTGGCCGCCTACAAGATGCACCACAACCCGCCTGGGATCAGCGGCACCCTGACTGAGGGCCGCATTGTGTATGATGCATTCGTGCTTGAAAACAAGGCCGGTGCAATCTACTATCACAGCATTCCCACGGCGTAATAATTCCCTCAAGGGCGTGCAGCGCAGGTTGTACGCCCTTTCCCTATAGGGGAGAAATGGAGGTTTTCACATGGCAAGAACATGCAGCATTTGCGCCCGTGATGATGTGGAGATCATCAACCGTGATCTGTTTGCAGGCGTACCCTTTGAGCAACTGCATGAGAAATACGGTGCGAGTGTAGGTGCACTGCACCGGCATAAGAGCCACACAAAGACACAGCTGATCTTCGCCCAGAGCGAGGGCAGCGAAACCCCGGCGAGCGTTGCGCAGCGTATCATGGAGCTGGACCAGTGCGCAGAAAAACTGTACAGGGAATCTGTAAAAGCTGGAGATCGGCTCAATACAGCCCGTGCCCTGAAGGAAATGCGGGAGATTGTCGCGCTGTCTGCACGCCTGACCGGCGAACTGAACAATCAGCCGCAAGTGCTGCATCAGCATCTTCATATTTCGCCAGAATGGGCCGCGCTGCGCTCTGTGATCCTGAACGCTCTGCAACCCTACCCGGAAGCACGCACAGCTCTGATTGCCGCTCTGGGCCGCGCCCAAGCATTGACGGAGGGGGATAGCAATGCTTAAAGACGATATGCTGCTTGCTCTTGATCCCGTCGCATTCAGCCGTCATATCGGTATTGATCCTGATCCGTGGCAGGCAGAAGTCCTGAAGTATGACGGGGATCGGCTGCTGCTGAATTGCTGCCGTCAGGCTGGCAAAAGCACCACAACTGCAACAAAAGCGCTGCACACTGCCGTATACAGACCGAAGTCGCTGATTCTTGTTGCCTCCCCAACACAGCGCCAGTCGCAGGAGCTTTTCCGAAAGATCAGGGACGGCGTAAACGCGATGAACGAGCCTCCCAAGCTGCTGGAGGACAACAAATTGTCCATGACGCTTGCCAATTATAGCCGTATTGTCTCCCTGCCGGGAGATCAGGCAACCGTGCGCGGCTATTCAGGCGTTACAATGATTCTGGAGGATGAAGCCGCCCAGATCAGCGATGAATTCCATGCAGCCATAATGCCTATGCTCATCATCAATAAGGGGCAGCTCATCAGCATGTCCACCCCGTTCGGCAAGCGCGGTTTTTTCTTTGATGAGTGGACAAATGGCAGCGATGATTGGAAGCGCATTCAGGTTACTGCACATGAATGCCCCCGCATGACTCCTGAGCAGCTGGAGCAGCAGCGGCGCTCTATGGGGGATATGTTCTACCGGCAGGAATTTGAATGTCAATTCGTCGATACCGTCGAGCAGACGTTCAGCTATGAATCCATACAGAGGGCTTTTACGGACGACATCAAGCCCCTGTTTCAGGAGGTGAAGTGATTGCCTTTACTACATTTTGACCGGCTCTCCGGGCCGGAGCGCGTCGGGATCAACGTACAGGATCGGCTCTTTATCATCAGCGCTGACCTTGGACAAGCCTTTGATTACACTGCTATTTCGATCATTGAGCGGGTGATAACCGGCTACGGCGTTTTGGGGCCTGATCGCAGGGGCGAAAGGATGCTGTATCTGCGTCATATCGAGCGCACCCGGCAGGAGGAATACCCGGCTATTGTTGACCGGCTCATAGAGCTTTATAGAAGCCCTCAGCTGAAGGGACAGGAAAAGGCCGTCGTCATTGACTTCACAGGTCTGGGCCGTCCGGTATATGACATGATGCAGCAGGCAGGCTTCCGATACAGCTTGAGCAGCATCAATATCACAGGTGGTGCAGATGCCAATCAGAATAATGGTCACTATAACGTACCAAAGCGGGAGCTTGTCTCCAACCTGCAGATACAGCTGCAGAATAACCGTCTCAAGATTGCCAAGGGCCTCAAAGAAGCAAATGCGCTGATCGAGGAGCTGAGCAACTTTCAAACCCGGATCAGCGAAAGCGGACGTGATACCTACGGGGGCCGAAGCGGCATTCATGACGATATTGTTATGTCTGTTGCTATGGGAGCATGGCTTGCCTGCCGGAACCACCTGTATAGAATCGGGGACGACAAACATATGTGA